TATATTGCTACGGGCTAAGCCCGTTTGGAGAATTGGCAGAGAGGAAATGCAGCTGTGCACTATGCGTGTATAGATCAGTCGGGGGTTCAAATCCTCCATTCTCCGCTATAGAAAAGGAGGCAAGTATGCAGAAAGTAAATGTTTTAGGAACAGAGTACACGATTATAGACAAAACAGAGAAAGAAGACGAGAGGCTTAAGAAACATGACGGGTATTGCGATTCCTCTACAAAGACGATCGTGCTTTTAAAATATGAAGACGATCCGATGAACAAAGAAGATATGAGTTATTTCAGAAAGCAGATACTTCGTCATGAAATTATCCACGCATTTTTAAGTGAAAGTGGCCTTGAAGCCTCCGGAAACAGTTTTGGCGGATCATGGGCACAGAACGAAGAAATGGTAGACTGGATCGCATTGCAGTTTCCGAAGATGTTGCAGGCATTTATTGATGTGGACGCTATTGACCTGCCGGAGGGCAATATTGTAACGAAAGAAGTCACAGTTGATTCAAGCAAAGTTGCTAAAGCTGTAATGGAAAATGTAAAGAAGCAACTTGAAGAACGCACATATTATCCAAGAGGGTGTTCATGAAACTGTATTTATTAGATTTGAATAGACATATAACAGAAGCATGGAAAAAAACATTTCAATACCAAAATGTTGAGATTGTTACTAGTGATTTTCAAGTTTTCATAAAAGAGTATAAACCAGAGGCAATCGTAGCGCCTGGAAATAGTTTCGGAATTATGGATGGCGGGCTGGATTTAGAAATAAGAAATTATTTTGGAATGAAGGCTCAAGAAGACTTGCAAAGAAAAATACAGAAAGATTGGTATGGAGAACTGCCGCCTGGAAGTGCAACAACAGTCAAAGTTGGAGGTAAGTATCTCGTATACTCCCCGACAATGAGAATACCAGAAATAGTTGTAGATAAATCCGTTATCTACAACTGTATGAGAAGCAGCCTTATTGAGCTGAAAAAACTCGGAGTACAGACAGCCATGATCCCAGCGTTTGGAGGGGCAACAGGGGCTGTGATGTATGAGGAAATAGCAAGATGCATGAGGTATGCATATGAACAGATATTTCTGAACCAGACAGTTCCTCTTGTAACAGTGCTGGAACAGCTAAGTTACAACGAAGAAGAAGTAGAGGCATGGATTAGACAGATGGGAAGATAGAAGAAGTTTATAGATAGGAAGGTGGTGTTGTGGCGAATGAACAAAACTTAATCCCTTTTGGACAGCGAAGTGAGAAAGAAGAGAGAGAAATGCGGTCAAAGGGCGGGAAAAAGTCTGGTGAAACCAGGCGCAGAAAAGCAAATTTCCGCAAGACCCTAAACGCTTTGCTCACTTCTCAAGTAGAGATAGAGAGCATAAAAGAATTTTTAGAGGCGAACGGCGTAGACAGTACCTACGAAAGCGCTGTGAACCTTGCAATGATACAAAAAGCAATGAATGGTGATGTTACAGCCTACAACGCTATCCGAGATACGCTTGGTGAGAAGCGAAAGGCAGACGGTGATCTCAGAGAGCAAGAGGCGAAGATTAAAAAGCTGAATGCAGAAGCAAAAGCCCTTGATCCAGTGAGAGAAGTAGCAGAAACAAAATATACAGGAATCCCATCCAGCATGATTGCGCCGGTCTTTGCACCGGTCATTTTTGATATAGAGGAAAGAAATTACACAGAGTATGTCTTCCCTGGTGGACGAGGCTCTACAAAATCGTCTTTTATTAGCCTGAACATCATTGATCTGCTGAAGAAAAATGATGATATGCATGCCGTTATCATGCGGCAGGTTGCAGATACCTTGAGAGGATCTGTCTACCAACAAATGCTATGGGCTATTGAGGCATTGGGCCTGAGTGAAGATTTCCATGCGACTGTCAGCCCAATGGAAATCACACGGATCAGCACTGGACAGAAGATATATTTCCGTGGTGCAGACGATCCAGGCAAGGTGAAATCTATCAAGGTTCCGTTTGGATATATCGGCATCCTATGGCTGGAAGAGCTTGACCAGTTCACCGGGCCAGAATCAGTCAGAAAGATAGAACAGTCTGTGATCCGTGGCGGTGAATATGCTTACATCTTTAAATCGTTTAATCCGCCAAAGAGCAAAGGTAACTGGGCAAACAAATATATCAAGATCCCAAAAGAAACAAGACTTGTTACACACAGTACTTACATGGACATTCCGAAAAAGTGGCTTGGAAAGCCGTTCCTTGATGAAGCAGAGTTCCTGAAAGAAGTCAATCCTGCTGCCTACGATAATGAATACATGGGAGAGGCGAACGGAAACGGCGGTCAGGTCTTTGACAATGTGACGATCAGGGAGATTACAGACGAAGAGATCGCACAGTTTGACCGCATCTATAACGGCGTTGACTGGGGCTGGTATCCTGACCCATATCATTTCGGACGGATGCATTATGACGCTGCGAGGATGACGCTGTACATCTTCATGGAATACCGATGTAATAAGAAAGGAAATAAGGAGACAGCGGAGGAACTCAAAAAACGCGGAATCACAGGAAATGATCTGATTACCTGCGATAGTGCAGAGGAGAAGTCGGTCGGTGATTACAGGGCGTATGGACTGCTTGCAAGAGGGGCTGAAAAAGGACCTGGCAGCGTAGATTACTCGATGAAGTGGTTGCAATCGTTACGGGAAATAGTGATTGACAACGTTCGATGTCCTCATACGGCAGAAGAGTTCCTTGATTACGAATACGAGAAAGACAAAGAAGGAAATGACATTTCAAGCTATCCAGACAAAAACAACCATGCGATTGACATGGTGCGCTATGCTATGAACTCCGTCTGGAAACATAGAGGTGAATGATGTTTGATAAGATAAGAAATTTTGTGAGAGGAGCAATGCAGAGAATGTTTCCAGTAAGTACAATACAGGCCGTTATCGGCGAAAAAATAGCGATCTCTCCTGAAATGCTTGAGGCAATCGAGCGATGGACCGTAATGTATAAGGGGCAGGCTCCATGGTGCGTGGACCCGATTCATTCGCTGCGGTTAGAGAAAGGAATCACAAGAGAGTTTGCAAACGTAACAGTATCGGAGATGCAAACAAAGTTAAAGAATCAAAGGCTAAATAAAATTTACCAGTTGGCGATACAGGACTTAAACGAGAACTTTCAGAGAGGTCTTGCAATAGGGGCCTTTATCATAAAGCCACTTGGTCCGGATAGTATACAGTTTGTTGCCCAGGACAGCTTTATACCGGTAGAGTTTGATTCCAGGGGGCGGCTCAGAAAGGTCGTCTTTATCGACCGGCGCAGGCTGGGACGTGACAACTTCTACTTCCGGTTTGAATACCACGCACTGACAAAAGAGGGATTGAGGATACAAAACAAAGCGTATCACTCTACAAATGCAAGCAGTATTGGGACATTAGTTCCACTGTCCAGCTTAGACGATTGGGCAGATCTTCCGGAAAATATTCTTTATCTCACGGACAAAGTGGATTTTGGGTATTACCGAAACCCAATAGACAATACAATCGACGATTCTTCCTGTGGCGTTTCTGTGTTTGAATCAGCAGAGGGGATCATCCGAAAGGCAGATATTCAGTTCGGACGGATAGACTGGGAGTATGAATCAGGAGAACGGGCGATACAGGCAGACTATACGGCTATCGAAAACGCTGATAAAAGAGTAAATGGGTTAGCAAAACTAAACCGGAGACTATACAAAGGGTTGGACGTTCAAAACCTTTTCAACGACTTTTCACCGGATATGCGAGATGAAGCATACATCCGGGGGCTAGAAGAATATAAGCGAGATATTGAGTTTAATGTTGGCCTGGCATTTGGGGATCTTTCCAAGGTTGCGGATGTAGAAAAGACCGCTGAGGAAGTCAGGACCAGCAAGTACCGCAAATACAATACAGTGAACGAGATCCAGAAGAACCTAAAAGACTGTCTGGAAGATTTGGCGTATGCGATAGCTTTTTATAATGGAGCTACAAAAACAGACATTGGGTTTGAATGTGAGTTCAAAGATTCCATTCTGACCAGCGAGGAAACAGACAGACAGCAAGACCGGCAGGACCTTGCTGCTGGGATTATGAGGCCAGAGGAATACAGGGCAAAGTGGTATAACGAAACCATAGAAGATGCTCTAAACAACCTTCCAGAGCAGGACGGAGGTGTGCAGGATTGATAAATGTCAGATTTAAGAGACGCATTTGAATGGAGAATCAAAGAGTTAGAACTAAGGATCATGGAGGATGTTGTTCGCAGGATCAAAAAGGCTGGAAATATTACATCCAGCGCAGATCACCAGTTAAATGTTTATAGATCGTTTGGTAATAGCACCTATAAGATTGAACAGGAGATCAAAAAGAGGCTTGCTGCAGAAGATCCTGAAATATGGAGGATGTATGATGAAGCATTAGAAAAGCAATACATCCGGGACCGTGATCTGTATGAACAAATGAACGAAGAATATATACCATGGGACGAACGCCCAGGGAATCGACAAATTTTTGAAAGTCTTGTGAAACAATCGCAAGGTGAGTTGAAAAACTTTACCAGGTCCCTAGGTTTTGCCATAAAGGAAGGAAACAAAACAGTTTTCAAGCCTTTGTCTGTGTACTATCAAAAGCACCTCGATAATGCCATTCTGGACATTACAACAGGGGCGTTTGATTATAATACGGTCCTTCGCAGGGTTGTAAAAGAGATGACATCCAGCGGCATCCGGGTTGTGGATTATGCCAGTGGGCACAGTAACCGAATAGAAGTGGCTGCACGCCGGGCTGTCATGACCGGGATCAGTCAGGTGACCGGGAATATAAATGAGCAGAATGCACAAATCCTTGGGACGAACTGGTTTGAAGTTGACTGGCATGCAGGTGCACGTCCAAGCCACAGAGAGTGGCAGGGGAAACCATATACTTATGAGCAGCTCATTTCCATTTGCGGGTTGCATACGGTCGCTGGGCTTTGTGGGGCGAACTGTTATCATACCTATTATCCATTTTTCCCTGGTATCTCGAAAAGGAATTATACAGATGAATGGCTGGCGGAGCAAAATCGAAAAGAGGAGCAGACGACAAGCTACAAAGGCAGGGATTACACGCCATATCAGGCTACACAGAGACAGCGACACATGGAAACGGCAATGAGAGCACAGAGGGATAAAATCCACCTTCTAAAACAGGGAGAAGCAGCCGCAGATACAATCATAGACGAACAGATCAAGTATCAGAATCAGCTATATGAATATACCAAGTTCTCTAATGTCATGGGGCTTAAACAACAGAGAGAACGAATCTATATGGACCGGAAAGGAAGGGTGCTCCCTTACGGAAATTCCGTTGTGAAGTACCAGAAAATCCGGTATAATAAAGATGGAAGTATTAAGACCACAGATGACTGGTCAAGAAAAGACCATGTAAAGATCCCGGCCAAGTATAGACAAAATGCGGTTGTAGAAACCATAGAAGAGAAATCCGGCGTGAAGTACAGAAACCGGACGATCTATGACCAAAATGGTCACATGGTCAAACAGATCCATTCTGGACACCATGGAAATCCGAAGATTCATAACTATGGAAAGAACGGAGAACATGTCCACATTTATGAGTGGGAAGGTGGAAGAATTAAAAAGAGGTATACAAGGGAAGTACGAGAAAAGGAGAGAAGGGAGCATAAGTATCTATGGAAAAAACAGAGTTAAAAAAGCAGATCATGTCTTTAACTCAGGACATTACATTTGAATACCATGGGAAATCTGCATGCATTAATCCGTGGGCGGCGGACAAATTTCAGGTCGGGTTTGGTGATGTCGCAAAAACATACACCAATATAAAGGATCTGATTGAAGATCCGCTCTATGATGGAAAATCACTATCGCAGATCTGTGAGGATTTAAAAATTGAGTTAGTATAATACCACCAGTCAGAAAAGGGCGGTGGTATTTTTATGTCCATTTTGAAAGGAGAATCACATTGGTAGAAAAAAGTTTCATTAACAAAAAGGACAGTGAAATCTTAATGTCAAGAGATGAGTATAACCAGAAGATCGCTGAAACTCTTGATAAATACATGATGAAGATAGATGTATTAAAAAATGAAAACAAGCAACTAAAAGAGATGAATGATTACCTGATCACATCTCTTATAGGGGCTTTGAACTATCTGAAAAACTCTGATTAAGGAAAGGAGGTGATCCGGTATCTCCCAACGGCAGTGTTACGCCGTACTAACACGAAACACGCTCAGGCGTGTTATTTTTATGTCCGAAATGACATTTAAACTATGTTCCTCTTGCGAACAGAGGTTTAAACAGCGCATCACAGTGGAAAGCACCACATTTAAAAATCAGCGTGATTAAAAGAAAGGAAAAAGAAACATGGAATTTTTAAAAAATGTATTAGGGGACAGATATTCAGAATTTGAGACGCTTATCAAAACCTACAATGAGAACCCGGAAAACAAAGATAAGCAAGTGAAGATTGCGGACCTTGGATCAGGACAGTATGTGTCAAAGAAAAAATATGATGATGCGATAGAGGCAAGGGACAATTATAAAACTCAATTTGATACTACATCTGAAAAGCTGAAAAAGTTTGAAGGCGTAGATGTGGATAAAATTCAGAAAGAGTTGACACAACTGAATCTTGATTTAGAAACAGAGCGAAAGAATAATCAGAAGATGGAGGAAGAATACAAGTTTTCTAATGATTTAGAAACAGCAATCAGAGAAGCTGGGGGAAGGAACCCAAAAGCAATCAAAGGAATCCTAGATATCGAGGCCCTAAAACAGTCAAAGGATCGGACAACCGACATTCAAGCGGCTTTAGAAGCTGCAAAGGAATCCGATGCCTATTTATTTGGAACAAACGAACCTATTATTAATCCCGTAGGACCGACACAGAACCAGGTAAATTCAACCTCTGGACTTTCTGCAATGCGGGCAGCTATGGGATTGCCAGAAGAAAAGTAAAGTGAGGTAAAAGACACATGGCAAATGCGATTGAGTTATTTAAACAGTATATCCCGATGCTGGACGAAGTCTATAAAATGGCTTCTCTGACATCGAAATTAGACGGAAACCCTGAACTGGTACAGCAGGGAGCGAATGCAAACGAGCTGATTATCCCTATGATTGAAATGGATGGATTGGCAGATTATGAGCGTAACGGCGGTTACGTATCCGGAAATGTAACATTGACAAACCAGACAAAGAAATGCAACTTTGACCGTGGACGTAAGTTCACAGTTGATGCACTGGACAACATTGAAAGCGCTATGCTTGCGTTTGGGCGTTTAGCATCCGAGTTTATCCGTACAAAGGTAGTACCTGAATTGGATGCATTCCGATTATCAACCTATGCTTCTACAGCTGGGGTCAGTACCGGAAATGGAACCATTACGACCGGGAAACAGGCGGTCGAAGCCCTTAGAGCCGGTCTGAAAAAGATGGATAATGATGAAGTGCCGTATGAAGATCGCCATCTTTATGCTACGCCTACAATCATTGGGCTGATTAAAGATATGGATACAACAGCATCGAAGGAAGTAATGGAAGAGTTTGCATCTGTTACAAAGATCCCTTCTAGCAGACTTGTGACGAAGATCAAGCAGCTTAACGGAAAAACAACAGGAGAAGAAAAAGGAGGCTATAAAAAGGCTGACGATGCCCAGGACATTGATTTTGAGATCATTCACAGACCGGCTTTAGTCCAGTTTGGAAAAAGAAATGTGAACAAGATCTTTACACCGGAACAGAACCAGGATAGTGACGGATGGATCATGGTTTACAGGGATGTGAACATTGCAGAAGTTTATAAGAATAAGCTTGCAGGAATCTATGTCCATACTCCGACAGCAATTACACCAGCGGAAGATCAGGGGGAATAAGGAGGTAATACGGTATGGTGGCATTTATAACATTTGATGAATATTCAAATAAATATTTTGGAAATACCATACCGGAACCTCAATTTCCAAAATATGCTCTAAAATCATCTATTGAAATCAGAAAAGCAAGCTCAGACCGTATTCAGTCTTTAATACCTGAGTATGCAGAAGATATACAGTTCACGGCTTGCCAAGTTGCAGATATTATGTATGAAAACGATTCAATGAATCGAAATATTAAATCTGAAACAAATGACGGAGATTCTGTTACTTACAACGATGCAAGAGATTTTGATAAGGAAATTTATAGTTGCATTGTTAAAAATCTGTGGCGGTCTGGCTTGTTGTATCGGGGGTGATGTTATGATTATCAATTCTGATGTGACGATTTACAATAAAAAATATGACCCGGAAAGCCGGATGGATATCTGGTACAAAACATATATCCCTGAATGTCACTGGAAGGTAGACAACAAGGTAGTTCAGGATAACAATGGTCTGAGGAATCAGGATATGTTTAAAATTCGTATTCCTGGAAAGTATGGGGCGAGTTATGTAGATGCAGAAATTTACAAAACCTCAGAGAATGCATTTAATATATGGACAATACAGAAAGATGATTATGTAATCCAGGGGAAAGGCCCTGACATAGCAAAGCCTTCTGATTTACCTGACCGAAGCTGCCGGATTACAAGTTGGTCAGATAACCGTACCAATACAACGATTCCGCATTTCAGGATTGGAGGCGAGTAGATGGCACAACAGAAAAAGTTTGTGGTAAAGACACCGCGGGGACAGATTTACACACAAAAGACCTCCGGAGGAACAATCATGGCAAGGCTTGAATGGTCTGGAGGTATGGCCCCCAGGATTGAGGGAAACTTGTCAAGGGCACAATGTTTTGTTGACAGCGAAGTTTTAAGGAACTCTGATCCTCTCACCCCACGTCTGACTGGCGCACTGATTAAAAGCGGTACTCTCGGCACGGTTATTGGCTCTGGGGAGGTGTCCTACAATGCTCCCTATGCCCGTAGGCAGTATTATGAGCATAACGGGCAGGGGTTACGTGGTCCCAAGTGGTTTGAGCGAATGAAAACAGCGAACAAAGACAAAATACTGGAAGGAGCTGAGAAGATTGCCAGGGGAGGCTAAAAAAATGATTGAGGCGGTACGGGACTTTATTCTTACATGTCCGCTTTTGAAAGATGGTCATGTAAGAGTGGATTATACCGGAGCAGAGATTGGATATTCTATTGATCCGTTGCCAGTTAATCCGGTAATAAAAACCTACGTGGATGGAGGTTCCAAGCGACAGTATGCCTTTGCATTTAACACAAAGGAGCGCTTCACAGGGGATGAACGAGAAGCCATAGAAAATAGTGGATTTCTTACAGATTTCACGGAATGGATTGAGGCACAGAACAGAGAAGGGAATTTTCCCGAATTAAACGATACCAAAAAAAATATAAGCGACATTGAAGTTACAAACAGCGGATTTTTGTTCGGTATGGAACCGGACTATGCCAGCTACCAGATTCAATGTCGCTTTCTTTACACCCAGGAGGTATAAGAATGGAGAAAGCAAAATTAGTAAGAAGAAGCCAGCGGGTAGCTTTTTATGGCGTTCCCGCCACAGATGGAGAGGTAACGCAGTTTGACCGGATGCAGCACTTTACTTCGCTTACAGAATCAAAGAATCCGGTGACTTATGAGCGGCAGTATGTTGACAAAGATAGCCAGGACAGCGATGTAACCGGATACGGGACAGCCCTTGAATATGGGTTTGACCATCATCAGGGCGACCCGGTATTAAAAGATCTTGCCGCCGTGCAGGATGATGAACAGAAGGGAGAAGTCAGGGACATTGTTGTAGTTGACTTCTTCGACAAAGGAGAGGCAAAAGCAGAAGACGAGTATGTTGCAAGGAAAAGGGCGTATTCCATCTTACCGGATAGTTCAGGTGACGGGACGGACGCTCTGCAGTATTCCGGGAGTTTCGCAGTAAAGACCGACATCGTAAAGGGATATGCGAAGGTGGCGGCAGACAATAAGAGCTGCACATTTTTGGACGCACCCACGCCTACACCCTGAGCCGGCCCCGGAACCAGAGGGGCCTACTGAAACAATAAATGAAGAAATATAAAATAAGGAGATTGAGCCATGAGCCAGAGAGATGATATTCGTATTTGGAAGATTAACGGACAGGAGTTTGAGTTTGATTTAGCGGATGCCGATGTATTAGAGAGCATGCTAAAGACATTTGAAATAATGGATGAAGAACAGAAGAAATTACAGAAAGCCGGGGCAACAGTGGCGTTTGTAAGGGACTATTGCAATACTTATTACCGTATGTTTGATAACCTGTTCGGGCCAGGGACCGGGGACAAGATATTTGGCGGGAAACACAATATAAGAGTGTGCGAAGAGACTGCGGATGACTTTATTGCCTTTGCCAATAGGCAGGTAGAAAAGGTGAACCAAAGACGGAACGCCAAGAATCAGAAATATTATCCGGGAAAGAATCAGAAAAACAAAAGTAAATATTATGGTAATCGGAGATGAATCCTCTATACGAGAAGTTGCCAGAGCATGTCCTGATTTCCGGGGAAAAGTATAGAATTGTTACAGACTTCCGGGAGTACATTAAGTTGTTGGATTTGCTTCGGGATAATGAGGTAGATACAATGGAAAAGGCGGAATTGATCCTAATGTGGTTTATAGATCCCCCGCAGGCCGATTTCCATGACTGCTTAAAAGCCCTTTCAACCTTTATGACAGATTATAGAGGGAAAGAAGAGCATGATTCTGAGAATGATACAAAAGAAACCAGAGGAAAAGAAAAGCAGGTGCTATCCTATACGCAGGACGCACCTTTTATATTGTCCGGGTTTATTGAATGTTATGGAATTGACCTCACAACGGTAGAATATATGCACTGGTGGAAGTTTCGCATGCTAATTGACGGAATGAATGAAGAATGCGAGCTAAAAAAAAGAATGAGTTACCGCAGTATTGATGCCGGAAAGATTAAGGATAAAGCAGAAAGAGAAAGGATCAGAAAAATTCAGAGGCAGATCGCAATAACAGAAAACATCGCTACAGATGAAGATATTGGGGATGCCTTTGGAAACATGATGTGGTGATGGTGACATGAGAATAAGGGAGAAAATACCATTTGTAAGAAAGTGGTACATATGCCCGCATTGCCACGCGCACCTAATGATTTATGACAACACCGCAGAAAGCAGCGGTGTCTTTTTGAAGTGTAAAAAATGCGGGAAAGAAGTAGAAATAAAGATTAATGAAGGAAGACAGGTGATGCATTAGAGAGCCATGAGCCGTGCAGTTGTCCGAAAGGAGATAACGTATGGGGTACGATGGCGATTTAAAATTTAATACAAAGATAGACGAGGCGGGTTTTAATGCCGGTATAAGCAAGCTGGGCGGAATCGCAAAAAAGGGCCTTGCCGTAACGGCTGGAGCGATTGCGGGTGTAACGGCTGCCTTTGGTGTTATGACAAAACAATCTCTGGATTCTGTTTCCAGCCTTGAGCAAAACATCGGTGGGGTGGAAACTCTTTTTAAAGACAGTGCAAAAACAGTTATCAAGAATGCAAATAATGCATTTAAGACAGCTGGAATGAGCGCAAATGAGTACATGAAAAACGTAACAAGTTTTTCAGCGTCATTATTGCAAAGCACATCTGGAAATACTCAGAAAGCCGCAAAGGTAGCAGATATGGCTATGATTGACATGTCTGATAATGCAAACAAAATGGGTACCGCAATGGTGGATATCCAAAATGCATACCAAGGTTTTGCCAAGCAGAATTATACCATGCTTGATAACTTAAAGCTCGGGTATGGCGGCACAAAGACAGAGATGGAACGTCTGTTAGCAGATGCAACCAAGATATCCGGTGTTAAATATGACATAAATAACCTAAAAGACGTTTATGAGGCGATCCACGTCATTCAAGATAATCTTGGTATTACAGGAACGACAGCAAAAGAGGCATCGACAACGATCGAGGGGTCTATGAATGCCGCTAAGGCAGCATATGATAACTTTTTAAATGGTTCAGGATCTGCTAAGGATTTCGCAGACGCACTTGTAACAGCTGCCGTTAATGTCGGGAAAAATCTAGGGGAGATTATTCCCAGGCTTGCCGAGACAATACCAGAAGTATTAAACACGTTATGGCAGGAATTTCAAAGTGGTGGAGACCGTTTCCTTAAAGCTGGAGCAAATATTGTAACCAATCTTGCGACTGGCGTGCTTTCTAAATTACCATCCCTTATTACAACCGTAACTTCTTTCATTCCAATGATTGCGAGCACGATCAGTTCACGCGCGCCGGAGATTGCACAATCTGCAGTTTCTATCATTGCGAGCCTTGCGAACGGAATTATGCAGGCTGCGCCGGTGCTTATGAGTGCGGGAACTCAGATTATACAGCAGGTTGGGGACACCATTTCACAATACGCCCCGTCTTTGATCCCGCGGGCGTTAGAAATGATAGGCCAGTTGGCAATGGGCCTAATACAAAATCTGCCGCAGCTGATCAGTACCGGAATACAGATCATCACTGCCATTGCGCAGGGGATTATAAACTCTATTCCTGTGCTGATTACGTATGTCCCGCAAATCATTAACAGTTTGTGTGCTGCACTGGACACGGGATTAATGCAGTTGCTTGCAGCCGGAGCAAAGATAATTCTGAATTTAATTCAGGGGATCATCCAGGCGATTCCTCAGCTGATCGCGGCCTTGCCGCAGATTATATTGGCGATTTACAATGTATTCATGCACATTAATCTGTTAAGTGCAGGGAAAAATATAATAACCAGTCTCATAAAGGGATTGCAAGGCGCTGGATCAGGTGTAATTATTGCGGCAAAAAATATAGTTAAGTTCATATGGAATCAGTTTGTTCATACAGATTGGCTATCGCTTGGAAAAGCTTTAATTACGAAACTTGTTTCCGGTATAAGAGGAATGGGCGGCTCGGCTGGAAGTGTGGCTAAGAGTATAGCAACAAAAATCTTGAGTACCATTCGGAATACAAATTGGTTAGAACTTGGAAAAACTGTAATTACTAAATTGATTTCAGGACTAATCAGTCTGATAGGGAAAATCGGTTCGACTGCAAAGAAGATTGGTCAAAAAGCAGTAACCGCTTTTAAGAACATTAAATGGGCAGATATCGGAAAGAACATCATTAAGGGGATCGCCGGAGGTATTGGCTCGGCTGCAGGCGCCTTGTATGATAAATTGAAGGATGTAGCGGGAAACGCATTAAAATCAGCTAAAAAATTCCTTGGAATAAAGTCCCCATCTCGGGTGTTCAAGAAAGAAGTTGGAAAGCACATTGTGACCGGTATCATCTCCGGTATAAACGCAGAACAGAAAAATCTTAAGAAGACAATGGAAAGTCTCTGCAATTCTGCGCTAAAATCAGCCAAATCAGCAAGCAAAAAGGGAAACTTTTCTGAGATAGGGAAAACCTTTGCTGAAAATCTGTCAAATTCCATGGACTCTCAGGTAGAGAAGACTACAACAGCCGGAAAAAACCTGATCAATACTCAAATTAAAAAGGGAAGCGATAAAGAAAGTAAGAAATACGACAAGAAAATCGCCTCTCTAAATAAGCAGATTAAAAAGGCTAAGAAAGATAAGAAAAGCACAAAGGCCCTTGAAAAAGAGCTGAAAAATGTCAAAGCGAAAAAGAAAGCAATGACAAGCTCTTACTCAAACCTTGGCAAAGCTATGATCACTGCTTATACAAATGCGGTCAAGAAACAGGCTGCGGCAGTTGTAAGCGAAGCTGAAAAAACGATCGAGGAGCTTTCAGAAAAGTTCCAAGAAAAATACAACGACATCATGCAAAAACAGAGCGACATGGTGTCAAAAATGCGTGATGCGGGCAGTCTGTATGATCTGGATGGTAACATCGAAGCTATTGAGAATTACCAGAACCGGATCAAAGCCCTAAAAGGAAAAATTCCAGAATCATTGATGGATGAAATTCTGGGAATGGGTGTTGCTGACGCAAATGATTATATGGAATACCTGCAATCTCTTGATCCAAAACAATTCCAAGATTATATAAGTAAATGGAATAAAATTTATAATGGCTCTGAATCTTTTGGAGAGAGCTTCTTCAAGAGTGACCTAGATAAACTTCAAGAGGACTACCAGAAAGAATTAAATGATAATCTGAATGCACTAAAGAAAAAGGTGAACCAGATAGGCAAAGATACCATGGCCGGATTTACGTCCGGTATGAAATCACAGACAAAAAACATGTCCAAAGCCGTGAAGCAGATGTGTAATCAAATAATCAAAGACATGAAAAATCAGCTAAAAATAAAGTCTCCTTCTCGTGTGGTAAGAGACAAGGTCGGAAAGTATATTCCGCTTGCGCTTGGCTCTGCCTTTTCTAAATATATGCCGCTGGCTACGGCGCAGATGGAAAGAGATATTGACGTATCCCTTGCTGCTATGCGTGCAAAAGTGGAAAGTGTAGAATATCCCACACTAGATGTTCCATCATACAACGGTCCTTCTGTTGTCGCACCGACGGTTGTTCTTGAGGATAACAGACCGATTGAAGCAAACATTGAAATAACGGGGAAAGTCGAACTTGATGGAAAAACGACGGGAAGACTTTTGGCTCCGCACATGGGCAAAGAACTTGGAAAAGAACAAGGAAAGGTTGAAAGGAGAAATTAATGTTTGATATTCAGATAGGGGAATACAGCCTTAGTTCCAAATGGGGACTAAGACTACTTGATCTGGAACCTGGATCGCCAGAAGCAGATATAAAACTTAAAGAGATCCCTGGAAGAAACGGGGACCTTGACATAACAGAAGCACAAACTGGATACACAACATATAAAAATACAAGCATGAAACTTACTTTCGATTTTGTGGACGGAGATTATGGAACATGGCTGCGTAAGGGAAGTGAAATTTTTAATGCTTTGCATGGAAAACGAGAAAAAGTAATTTTAGGAAATGAAAAAACATTCTATTACGAAGGCAGAATTAGTGTTAACACTAATAAAATAAATAAGCAGTTCAGTAAAATTGAAATTGAAGTAAACAGAGATCCATATAAATACGAAAAGTATTCTTCCACAGAAGATTGGCCGTGGGATGATTTTTCTTTTGAGGACGGAATTATAAGAGAATATAAGGACCTGGCTGTTTCAGGCTCATTGGAGCTTCATATACCAGGCCGTTCTATGCCGGTGATTCCTGAATTTGAGTGCAGCGCTTCGATGAGCGTGACACATAATGAAAAGACGTTTAGTCTGCCGGTCGGAAGGAGCAAGGCACCAGACCTGCTTCTGATGGAAGGGGATAATGTGCTTACTTTCTCCGGAAACGGGACCGTAAGTGTGGAGTATAGAGGAGGGAGTTTGTAGTGTATAAGGTAAAATTAGATGACAAATATATCTATCACCCATGGGATAAGGATTTGCAGATCAGTGATCCAAAGTTAGATACAGAGCTGAATAAAAACGGCTCTTTTTCTTTTTCGATTTATCCAGACAACCCGATGTATAACAGTTTAGAAAAGCTAAAATCTAAACTGCACATCATGTGGTTTGATCAAAATGGAAACGAAAAAGAGATTTTTAGATGCCGTGTCCTAAGTGAAGAAACGGACTTTGACGGAAAAAAAACAGTCACATGCGAGGGGGACCTCGCTTTTTTGTTAGATACGATCCAGCGGCCTTACTCTTCGACGGTTTCACCGGCGGACCGGTTTCGTCAGCTGATTAATTCTCACAATTCACAGGTAGAGACAGACAAACAGTTTCAGATCGGGAATATCACAGTGCCCGGTGACCCTGCAAAGATTACAGAAAACGGGTATCCAGATACCCGAACTGAGATTGAAAATAAACTACTGAATGTCTATGGTGGATATATCAGGACAAGAGAACAGGATGGGAAATATTATATTGACTATCTAAAAGAATATGAAAATAAAGAAGGGCAGGCGGTCCGATACGGTGAAAATATTCTTGATATAACAAAATATATAAAGGCCGAAGATATTAAAACCTGTATCATTCCTATCGGGGCAACAAACAGCGCTACTGGAAAGGCAATCACAATAGAAAGCGTAAATAATGGAGTAGATTATCTCTATGACCAAGCAGCTGTGGATGCTTTTGGGAAAATATATGGAACGGCTTCATTTTCAGATGTTGAAAGCCCAAATATACTAAAACAGAAAGGCCAGGAGCAAGTTGAAGCTCAAAAGAATCTTGTTGTTTCGATTGAATTGACTGCTGTTGATTTAAAAGACCTTGGATATGATGTGAAAGAAATTGCTGTGGGTGACTTTATCCCGGTAGTATCACGCCCCCACGGAATCAATTCATATATGCAGGTAAGTAAGAAAAGTCAGAATCTAAAAAAGCCAGAAGATTCAAGCATTGTCCTTGGATCTACGATTAAAACCCTTGTGGAAAACCAAAACGTTTATAATTCCGTCATACAGAATGTTATTCCGGCTGTAAATAGTGCAGTAAATACAGCAAACAACGCCGCAAATACCGCGGAGCAAGTGAAGGTGGAAATGGATGCAATTACAAACAAGATCTGGCCCGTAAATAGCATTTACATTAACACGGTAAA